TGTTAATGGAACAAATGGTTATGGTAGAGCAGTAACAAATTCATCTGACGAAAGAATTAAAAAGAACATTGTAACAATTGACAATGCGTTAGAAAAGGTAATAAAAATGAATGGTGTTTATTATGAATTTAATTCTCAAAATAAACTTGGTGTAAGTGTACCAAGTGAACAAAAAAGAATAGGCTTAATAGCTCAACAAATTGAACCAATATTACCCGAAGCTGTATTTACACCAAAAGAAGCAAATGCACCAAAATCAATTGATTATAGTGGAATGATTGGTTTATTAATAAACGCAATACAAGAACAACAACAACAAATTGAACAATTAAAAAACAAATAAAAATGGCAACAACTTACAAATGGGTAATAAGCGCACTTGAATCATACCCTAAAAATGCAGAGGGTTTAACAGACGTAATCTGTGTAGTACATTGGCGTTATCAAGCGCAGCAAGTAGAAAACGAAAAGACATACTTTGCTGATGTTTACGGAACGTTAAGCGTAGCTGCTCCTGACCCGGCAAACTTCGTACCTTATGAAGAGGTAACCTATGAAATGGTATGCGGTTGGTTAGAAGCAGGACTTGACAAAGAAGCCTTAGAGCAGAACCTAGATAGCCAGATAGCAGACCAAATCAATCCAAAAATTGTAACATTACCTTTGCCGTTTAGCAATCCACAATTATCTTTACAAACAAAAACAAACGAAAATGAAGAACAAACAACTACTCCAATTAGTGAGCAACCTTAATGCCGTAATCGGTAACAGCGAAACTAAGACCCAAAAGAAGCTCGTTAAAATTTATGAACGAGTTAAAAAACATCACGAGGACTATCAAGCCGAAGTTGAGATTTTGCGTTTAGACAATGCTCAGACCGATGATAAGGATTGTTTACTGCTTGATGACAAAGGTCAGTATCGATTCTCAAAGGAAGGCATTAAGAAGCTGACAAAAGATATTGAAGCCTTAAATGATAAAGAATTTGATTTTCAAATAATTAACGTAGTCAATCCACAAGGCTTGGAAGATTTTACCTTCTTAGAAGATTGGACTACCGGCATAGAATTTAACAAACAAGAAGAAGAAGAACTATAAATGGAAAATAACCACCAAGCAGACCAATCAACAATGGTATCATTAGTAAGTGCAACAATTAGCATTACAAGTATTCAACCACTATTCACATTGATTGCAAGTTTGGTGGCTATTGTTTCTGGCGGTATGGCTATCCGATACTACTACAAAATGACTAAGAAACTAAAATGAGATTAATACTTTTAGCTTTATTACTTACTTCGTGCGCTTCTGTAAAGAAAGCATCGGAGCGTCTAGATAGCACAGTAGTCAAAACATTTGATTCTGTGCGTGTAGTCGTTTTAGATAGCGTTACTAAAATAGTAGAAAAGGAAGAGTATTTTACCAAGACCATTACTTACTACGATACTTTGTGGGTTACTAAGGATAGTATGATAACAGTTCCTAAGTACACCGAGACCTACACAAGAGGCACAAAAGAGAAGCAAACGGATAGTAAGCAGACCAAGACTGACTCAATGGCTCTAAATCGCACAGAAACAACCCAAATTTCGAAGATAACTAAAAATAAGGATAAGTCCTTTGGCGAGTTCTATAAGGCTCTAATTGCTCTTATATTGATAATTACGCTAATCTTATTCTTTTGGAAACGTAAATAATATGGCAAAAGCAGCAAGAAGCGTAAACGTATCGGCTAACCCGTTACCGATTTCATTCAAAGAGTTTAGTAAAAACCCTGTCGTGGGTATGCTATTTTTATGTATCTGCGGTATTAGTTACCTGTATATCGACAATGCAAAGCGTAACGAAAAGCAAGACGAAAAGATAGGCAGCTTGTATGAAATGGTGCGTAAGAGTGATAGCAGTAACGCAGCGAGTACGGCTCGTCTGGAAATGGCAGTAGACCTAAAGGCTCTAAAAAAGTTTAAGTAATGCGCTATTTATTATTGATTGCTTTGTTAGGTTGCGGAACTAAGACCGATAACCAAATTAAAGAATTGCAAGACAAAGTAAAGCAAAGCCAAGTGCAGAGTGAAGCGGTGCAGGGTGTGGCTTCCCAGGATAACAAGAAGGTAATAACTAAGACAGTAAAAACTATTGTTACCTTAAAACAAGAAGTAAAAGAATTAAAAACGGAACTAAATGAAGTTAAGGCTAAATTGGACTCCGCTAATTCTGTTGATACTAATAGCACCAAGTTTCAGTTACGCCCAATACGTTAAAAAGATAGGCGGCGAGGATAAGATTGTTATTAGCCGTACAGAAGGCGAGAAGATTAACAACTCATTTGATAGCCTAACTAATTTAGTAAGCTACCAAAACACACGAATAGATAGCTTAATTAAAGCTAACATCAAGACAAGGGATAGCCTTCGCATTGATTTACTTACCCTTAAAGATACCCTTACTCAACGCAATAAAATTGCGATTGACACGTTAAACGATTATCGTAATAGATACTATAAAAACATAGCAATTTACGAGCAGTATGAAAAAGCGGTGCAGTTTGAAATAAAACTACATAGGCTTAATTCAGTTTTGTTTGCTATGCTAACATTCTTTTTATACTCACAAATAAATTAAAATGCAATTAAACGACAAAGGAAAAGACCTTATTAAATTCTACGAAGGCTGCAAATTAGTAGCTTACAAATGCAGTGCTGCAAAAGATACAATCGGCTACGGGAATACTTTTTTTGAAGATGGTAAACCTGTAAAGCCTGGCGATAAGATTACCCAAGAACGAGCAAATGAGTTATTTGAAATTATAGCTAAAGAGTTTGCAGACAAAGTTGCTCCATTAGTTAAGAGTGCGGTTACACCTAATCAGTTTGCTGCGCTTACAAGCTTTGCCTATAACGCAGGTATCGGTAACCTAAAGAGTTCTACTTTATTAAAGAAGGTAAACGCTAACCCTAATGACCCTTCAATAGCTTTAGAGTTTGCCAAGTGGGATAAAGCAGGTGGGAAAGTTCTTGCAGGTCTTACAAAGCGTAGAGCATCTGAGTCAAAATTATACTTCACACCTTAAATATAAAATATGAAATGGTTAGCAAATTTATTATCAGACGAAAGAGGTAGCGTGTCTACAAAGCGAGTTATTGCTTTACTATCGGCTTTGTTTATCTGTGTTACCTTATTAGCTAATAGCTTCACGCATCAAGAGATTGCCCCTTCGGATAAACTTGTAGATGCCGTAATGGTTATTTGCATAGCTGCAATGGGTACTACTACAATAGATAAATTCAGCCAAAAATAAACAATGCTAAAATCAAAACGAAAACGACTATTCTTTGACATCGAAACCTCGCCTAACATTGGCTTTTTCTGGAGCGCAGGTTACAAGCTTAATGTTACTGCCGATAGCATCATTAAAGAACGTGCTATCATTTGCATCTGCTACAAGTGGGAAGACGAAAAAGAAGTTTACCACTTGGAATGGGATAGCAAACAAAACGACAAAAAAATGCTACAAAGTTTTGTAGAGGTAGCCAATACTGCTTCGGAACTTATAGGGCATAATGGCGATAAATTCGACTTAGCCTGGATAAGAACACGCTGCTTGTTTCACGGCATAGAGATGTTTCCTAAATACGTTACAATCGACACGCTAAAGGTAGCACGTCAAAAGTTTAGATTTAATAGCAACAAGCTTAATTACATAGCTGACTACTTAGGCATTGGCACTAAGATAAAAACAGAATATAGTTTATGGAAGGACATTGTTCTGCATAAGGACAAAGTAGCTATGGCTAAAATGATTAAGTACTGCCAAAAAGATGTGGTGTTATTAGAGCAAGTATTTAACGCACTTAAAAACCACATAGAACCTAAAACACATTACGGAGTTATCTTCGGTCAAGATAGAGGCTCTTGCCCTGAATGTGGCAGCGATGAGATAGTTATACAAATGAGGCGCACAACTGCAACAGGAGTAAAGAAAATATTATACAAGTGCAAAACTTGTTTTAAGATACATAGCAAAACCGACAAATAAATGGATAGTAAAATACTTAGCTTAGTTATTGAAGACATGCGTAGCCGTGAGCAAGTAGGTAAAAAGAAGTACAACTGCACAATGGACAGGGAAGATTTATCGACAGGCGAATGGATTACACATTTGAAGCAGGAACTACAAGATGCGATTTTATATTTAACCAAACTTGAACAGATACACAATGCGCCTCAAAAAGATATTTAGCTTCGGCAACATATTAGACCGAGATACCTACGAGCAATTAAGGGAATTAGATTATACCAACCCAAACTTTAAGGGTTGCGGAGATGAGTTCCAATTCAATCGTGAATGGTGGGTTATGCTTGACCAAGGCGAGATAGTAGCTTACTGCGGTTCTATTTACTCCAAAGGCATCTGCATATTTAACAGGGCGTGGGTTAAAAAATCACATAGAGGGCAGGGCATACAAAGACGAATGATTAAGACCAGGTTAAAGGCTGCATCTACTTTTTGCCATATAGCTATTACTTATACTACCTTAGACAACTTCCCTTCAGCTAATAACCTTATTTCGTGTGGGTTTAGGCTTTACCTACCGGAGTATTCATACGGGGGTTCTGACAAACTTTACTTCCAAAAGTTACTATAAAAGGTAGTAATACTACTACTTTTGGCTGCATTTTACTTCCGACTTTGTACGTTCTGGCGTACATAATTGGTAATAAACTGCACAATCTAAAGTGCAATTAAGTCGGTAATTACCATCATTACATACTATTTTTTGACATAATGTGCTATAAAATGCACATTAACTCGTGTTTTTGTCCTATGTAAAACCCATTATTTGCAACAAGGTTACAAAAATAAATTTTAAAGTTTTGCACTTTGTATTGTGTAAAGTGTTATCTTTGTTGAAACAAAACACAAAATGACACATTTAACCAACTACCAGAAGTTCCAATATCAGCGATACGGGAACATCTTAATCGACGGGGATAGGAGTACTACAAACCCTTATGACCCTGCCTTATTGCCTAAAAACTACGATTACGAAGATGACGATTACACGTTTACTCGTTGGGTAGAACACAATGCAGAACTTGAACTTTTAAAAAACGAATTATATGAAGATTGAATTTGTAAAAGAAACTAACCATAGAGGCGATGTTTACTATTATACAACAGTAGATGGTCGCTACCAAAAAGACACTATATCGTTGGACTACTCACAAGCCTATGAAATATTTATAGGAATGAGAAAAAAACAAGAGCCAACTATCGAAGTATTAGAACATTATATTATTAAAGAAACAACAGAAACCAATGAGCCTAATTAAAATTCAACAGGAACTAAAAGCACCTAAAAACCAATTCAATGCTTTTGCTAAATACAAGTATCGAAGTGCAGAAGATATTATAGAAGCTGCAAAACCTATCTGCCATAAATACGGCTATGCTTTAATGTTAAGCGATGAGGTTATAGAAGTAGGCGGTAGAGTATATGTAAAGGCTACCGCTTGTTTAAGTAACGGAGAAGATAACATTACTTGCACGGGGTTGGCTCGTGAAGAAGAAAACAAAAAAGGAATGGACGCTTCGCAGATTACCGGAGCAGCAAGTAGCTATGCCAGGAAGTACGCACTTAATGGATTGTTTGCCATAGACGATACCAAAGATGCAGACGCTACAAATGAGCATAAAGACGAAATAAGCGAAGGTCAAAAAGCGTTCTTGATTGAGCAGTTAGATAAGACAAAGTTTACTCAGGAACAAAAGTATAAAGCTATTGAGAAAATCAAAGCTATCAAGAGTTTAGACGAATTTAACAAGATTAAAGAAACAATTAAAAAAAGCTAATGAGGGAACTATTACCATTTGAAAGGCAGATGCTACTTGCAGAAGTTTACCATTACGCTTGGTATAACGAAGAGGCATACGAGGACTTATTAGCCTTTATTAAAAAGTATGAAAACAAATTAGACAAACCTGTATTTTTTAACCCAATCAATAACAATGACACAGAAACAACAAATCTTGAACCACTTGCTTTCGGGCAAAACATTGACACCAATCCAGGCTCTAACGAAGTTTAATAGCCTAAGATTATCGGCAGTTATCTTTGAATTAAAACGCAAAGGATATAAGATACAGTCCGATTTAATTAACGTAGGTAACAAGAAACAACCTAAATTTGTAAGTAAATATTCACTAATAAAAAAGTAAAAAATGGAACAAAAAAAATGGAGTGCAGGTGCTTGGAAAAAGCAAACCGCTAAAGGAGAAGTAATTAATTTTACAATTAATGATGTTAAGTATTCAATGTGGGTTAATGCTTACAAGACAGAGGATAAGCAACCCGATTACAAGATTTATGTAAACGATTTTAAACCTAAAGAAGACACGGAAGGATTGCCGTTTTAATTATGCTAACGAGAAATAAAGATGTTTCAATAAGACAACTAAAGGAGTTATATTATGCCCAGCGTAATACCCACGTTAAATTGCACGAAATGATGTCGCAGTTAGGGTTGTTAGGTATAGAAGATAACGAGCCTTTAGGTGCGGATATAGGTGCGAGAAGCATCGTTAAATTAGTTGAGGAAGTATTTGAATGCGATATATCAAGAAGGGATAGGAGTTTAAGAACTACCTTTGGTCGCAAGGCTGCTGCTTACTTACTCAGAAGGTATACTAAATTGAACCTTAAAGAGATAAGCGCATACACCGGCACTAAAGACCATACTACCGCAATTCACAATATCAAACAAGCAAACAACCTAATTGACACGGAAGATTGGTTTAAAGACAAATTAAAAAGAATTTGCCAAAAAATTGAAATTACGGAAAATTAGTTTATATTTGCAAATATATAAAGACACATTAAGGAAGAGCGAACCCATAATGTGTTTAGTGGTTAAATAATAAAGACCCTTGAAGTTCGCTCCTTCTCGGGTCTTTTCTTTTTTTATGGCACAATTAAAATACAAAGATTACAAGTTCGAAACAGGAGAGTTCGGACACCCACCAAAGCCAGGTGTTTATGCGGTATTTACTTATAGTTACGAAACCAAAAAAGATACTTTGTTGTATATTGGTTCGAGTAAAAATATGAGTAAAAGGATTAATCAAACAAATCATATTTACAGAAAAACCTTTGATTTGTATTCTCACGAGTTAATAGTTTATACTATGTCTTGCGAAATAGAAAATTATAGGGAAGTAGAAATAGATATGATTAAACATTTTAATCCTATTTTTAACGTACAACATAATAGAAAATAATGGCAAAACGATTTACAGACACGGAAAAATGGAAAAAACCTTTTATCCGTAACCTATCAGCACCTTACAAACTTTTATGGCTTTACATCTGTGATGACTGCGACCACGCAGGAATCTGGCAGGTAGATATTGATGTAGCCAGAATAAGAATAGGCGAGGATATTAACGAACAAGACGCGGTTAAATTTTTTGGAGACAAGCTGGTAAGGATTGATAAAGGAAATAAATGGTATATACCTTCCTTTATAGATTTTCAATATCCAAGCGGACTTAACCCAGACAACAAAGCACACGGCGGAATCATCAAAATTTTACAAAAATACAATTTGTTAGATGATGAATTTAAGCCCCTTGTAAGCCCCTTATATGGTGCTATGGATATGGATAAGGAAATGGATATGGATAAGGATAAGGTAATGGTAAAGAAAAAACTTGCAGAAAATACAAATGCAAAATGTAATTTTGAACAAGCCTTAGAGTATTTTAGTTTTCGTATTGGATTAGAACAAGGCAAAATAGAAGCCGAAAAGTTTTTTAACTATTATGAAAGCAACGGATGGAAAGTAGGTAAAAACCCTATGAAAAATTGGAGAGCATCAGCAAATAATTGGATAACTAACTCAACCACATATGCAAAAGGAACTACAAACAATCAACGAAAGCTTGATAAAAACGAACTCGAAAACCTTAAAAACTACAACTATATCCACTCTACTTCCTATGGAGCAGGAGATTATGACCGCATTTTCGGGGGAACGAATGAGGAACATAAACTCTATCATATTTAAGCAGAACCTTATTTATCTTATGCAGCTTGTAGGTATCAACAATCCTGGCGACGTTAAGTTAGCAATCTTAGAGGATTGGATAAGAACTGAGTACGGAAACTTTACAATAAACGAGGTTAAAATAGCGTTTAAGCAAATGGTAGCAAATGACTTTATCGACCACTACCAAAACTTTAGCCCTGCATACTTTAGTCAGGTTATGGATAGGTACAAGAAAAAAGCAAACGAAGTAAGAAAAATGATGCCACAAGAACGAGTAGAAGCAATCCCACACTTAACCGATTTAGAGATTATTGATTACTCTTACCAGGAATATAAGGTTCTGGAAAATAGAACTTTTGATAGGTTATTTAACCCATTATCCGTATTTACAAAACTTAATAGTTCAGGCATCAAGGTATGGACAAAAGAAGATGGCGCAGTTGCTAAAAAGAAACTTATGGAGATTATTACATATAAGGCTAATAAAATGGACATCATAAGCGCAAAGCAGTACCGAGACGAATGGACTGAAAGTTGGCTAAAGAACCAGGCTCGAGCAGTTGCCGTAGCTTTATTTTTTGAGGAACAAATAAAATTTGGTAAAGTTTCATTTTCTTAATATAGTTTTGTAATATGACCGCAAACGAATTAACCAAAGAAGCAATCAAGACCCTAAATAAAAACGGGTGCTTTGTATGGCGCAATAACAATCTTGCGGTTAGGGGTCGCACTTTTATAGGACTTAAAGGAGTTCCAGATGTAGTTGGCTTTCACACACAAACAGGAGTAGCGGTTTATTGCGAAACCAAAGCCATAGGAGATAAACTTAGCAGTTATCAAATAGCGTTCTTAAACTTAGCAAAGACGGCAAATTGTTTCTGCTACATAGCAACCGAAGACAACGGCAAACTAACCTTAAAAGAATATGAACAAGAATAGCATCATATTAGAACTTTGGGAGAGCCGAGAACTTAAGGAAGCAATAGACAAGATGCAGCCTGAAGATTTACGAGACGATTTAAGAAGCGAGTTATTTAAGGTGTTATGTGAAATGGAAGAAGAGCGTTTAATTGATATGCGCACCCGTAACGTATTAAAGTTCTACTTAGTAAGGACAATGATTAATATGATGCAAAGTAATACAAGCCAATTTTATAGGACATACCGCAAACCTTTAGAAGTAGAATTAATAGTACACGATAGGGACGAGGACTTACTTAATAAAGTAGAAGACGAGTTATCTAAAATGCATTGGTACAAAGCTGAACTTTTACGAGTGTATGCAATCAAGCATAACTGCAACGCTAAAGAACTTAGCAGGGTAACAGGTATTCCGTATATGTCAATCCATAGGGAGCTTAAATTAACTAAACGAGAACTTAAAAAACAATTAAGGAAGTGAGCATAAAAGATAAATATAGCGTAAGTTCTATTGACTCTTATTTATGTAAGGAGTGGCTATTGCATAAGCATTATGCTAAAAGATTGCCAAACATTGAATATTCATTTGGATTGTATAATAATAAAATACTTACAGGGGTTATTACATTTGGGCAACCGCCATCACCATCTTTGAAAGGGAGTATATGTGGTAAAAAATACGAACAACATTGTATAGAACTAAATAGGTTAGTAGTTAATGACGATATAGACAAAAATGCTTTAAGTTATTTTGTTTCAAGTTCTATAAAACAATTACCAAAACCAAAAATAATTGTATCATTTGCTGATAAGAATATAAACCATAATGGATATATTTACCAGGCAACAAATTTTATATATACTGGCGAGTCCTCTAATAACGAAATGCTTGTAGACGATAATGGTAATGAATTTCATTTTAGAAAATTTGGGCATTTTAGAAAAAGCAATTCATTGAACTGCAAATTAGTTAAAAGGAGAATAAACGAACAAGAGTTAAATAAATTAGAAATAGCAAATTATCTTAAGGCT